GAAACACCTTGGGGTATTTAGTTATAAACATTTTTGGAAATTAGTTTACTCAAGTTAAGAATATAAACATCATTATAAGATGCTTTCCAAAACCACTGTTTAAACATATTACTAGACCACACAAAATAATCTCCCATGTCTAATAATACTCCATGATTATCAATATCTCTTCTTATATCTTTAATCTCTATTGACTGTCCTAATTCTTTTAGGGCGGTCTTTATTCTATCTATACTAATATGTCTTGTTGGCCTAATAAATTTATCAACCTTTCTTGTTACAATTTTTTCCATGTCTATTTCATATATTAATGAATGGTAAAACTGAGTTAAAGGTTGTAAACTTTCATACTCTAAACTAAACTCTCTTGTATTATAGTTAATATACTTTTCTAAAAGCTTAGTTTTAATTTCTTTACTTGTTGTATAAAAACTAAAGTCTGCTGTTACTAAGTAATCAGCAACAGCAGCTAAGTATAATAAAGACCATCTTGAATTATTAAGCAGTACTTTTACAATCTCTTTATTAAGGATAGTATTTAAGTGTTCTGTATCTTTATCTAAGTAAGTTTTTATAAAGGGTATTATATCCTTTGAAGCTATTTTGTACTTATATAAAAACTTATTATAAGTACTTAAAGATTGTATAGAATCAAATTCCATACTACAATGTGCCACATATATTTTATATGATACTTCTATCTCTTTATTATTTATAAGTACTGTATAAGTCATTATTTATTTAAGCTTCTGATAAAGACGCTAAGTCAGCCCATGATAAAGTCTTCTTAACTTTCTTAGGTTTATGTACAATACTAGTTCTCAAAACAGGTTCAACTGTAGTATCTCCAATAGTATATAACCAAGTGTTAATAAATCTTTTATCATAGTCTTTAGCTACAATCAATCCTAATCTAGAAGCCTCCATCTTAGCTTCTTTAATTGTCATACGCTTTGCTTTCTTTGTCTTCTTAACTTTTGCGACCATGTTATATATTATTTAATGTATTTAAAATCAATACAAAAGTCAATTTATAGTAGAGCTTTATCTTTAATAACATCAAAGCTATCTTCTTTTAAAAGCTTACCATTAAAAAATACAGGTTGTAATAAGTCTACACCTTCATTAAGATTATCTCTTCTCTGTGTAAAGTATCCAGCATCTGTTTTAATAACAGACTGTATACCTTTCTTAGACTTTTTATTAGGAGCAGTAATAGGGTCTTTAAATACATCTCGCCATTCTCCTTGTACTTTAATAGCAGACATCTTCATAGCAAAACGCTGTACATCTCTATTAGTTTTTTGTAATAGCTCGGCACCCATTCCAAAAGCAACATTATCAGCAGCTAGATTATTCTTATGCATAGCGTACAAAATTTCACTAATACTCTCAAGAGATACACCATCACCTTGTATAACTCTAATACCTGATTTGAGAAGCAAATGCCCTGTTTTAGTATGAGTATACCCAAACTTCTGCATTAAAACAGATATAGTTTCAGGAACTATTTCACTAGGAACACCACTATCAGGTCTAAAAACTATACCACCTTTGTGATTAACAACTTCACTATGAAGCTTATCTCCAAACAAATATCTAAGAGCATTAAAGTGGTCATAACTATCGGTTACGACAGCAAACATTCCACCTTTAAATTGCTTAAGCATATTTTTATAAGCTTCAGTTTCAAAGCTTTTACCCCAGCTAGTAATAGTACTATGTTCTGCAGCAGGAATACTAAATCCTATATTACTAGAGTTATAAAACTTCTTACCGTATAAAAGAGCAGTGGTAGTATCTGTACCTTTAAAGTTAATTAAATGAGATAACCCACCAATGCTAGCTGTTTCTAGAGATGAAGCACCTCTAGCACCAAAGTCATGTAGTTTAAAATCTAAGCCTTCTAAATTACATCCTGTAAGTTCTAAGTACTGTTTAATAACAGACTTACATTCACGAGAGTATGTAGCAACTGTGCTAGGATACCAAACAGCTCTTAATAAAGCTGTTTCTATATAAGAAGGAAGCCATGGAAATCTTTCATCTGTATTACAAACTTGAACTAGAGGAGTACTAACTGGTACTACACTACCTTCTGGTAAAGCTTGAATTTCAAGAGGTAAATACCCATCGTATTCATTTACTATGATTTCCCAGTCTTTACGATTAAAAGGTAGCCCCATATTTAAGATTACTTCTTCAGCTTCATCAATATCTTCAGAAGTAATTGAAGTTAATAAGTAGTCTTTAATAAACATTAACAGTCCGAAGAAAGTAATCTTGTCAAACTTACCACCTCTAGATTCAATATAAGAATAAGATGTTTCAGAATTAGGAGGGTATTGTAAAAAATGACTAAACTTATAACCATCCGTATTAAGAATTAGATTTTTTAAATTCATTGCTTAGTTCCTCATAAAGATAAGGATATTCATTTTTCCAATCAATTAAATACTGTTCTATTTCTTTAGATAGATATCCTTTTGGAAAGCTTCCATCTTTAAAAAACTGTTCTCTAATAGCAGTAGCATTAAATCCTGTAGTATTTTTCATAGGTATAAATTCCCATTCAGGAAATAAATCTAGATAATAACTACTTTCATCTTTCTTGTGTCCTGTTAAACTTACTATAGGTTCTCTTCCAAAGTAAGGTTCTAAAAATCTACTAGCTAATCCAACTATCTCTTTTACATTAGCTGACCATTCTATATCACTGTCTTTATCAGTGAGAGGAAATACAATTACTTTCTGGGGGTCAAATTTAGTATGAATCATTTCAGCTACTTCAAGATAGCTCCAAGGATTTTTAGTATTGGCAGGTTGAAAAGACGAACCTACTAATACTAAAACATAAGGTGCTTTTAATAGCGCCTCCTTGATTAAAGATTCATGACTTTTGTGGAAGGGTCTAAACCTACCAATTAAAACCATTAAATCTGTCATTAAAAATCTCTGTCTATTGGGTTAACATTCATTACAGGAAGACCTCTTCTTCTCCACTCACGGATAACTTGAGGTCTATCATCTAGAACAGCTACTATATTATAGAAAGGTTCTATATGTTTTTCAAATATTTCTCCTTTAATAATAAAGTCTTTTCTAGAATCTTTTGTAGTTCTTATATGGAAAGCATCCCATTCAATATTATGCTTTGCTAACCAAGCTTTTGATTTATCTTCTGCTTCACCATCTCTGCCAGTTAAAATAATAATTTTAACTCCCATCTTGCGATACATAAGAACAAGATTAGCAACATGATAGTGAACATCATCTTGGTCAACTTTGTCCCAATCAAAAGGACTTCTGTTTACCATCTTAGCTAGAGTCCCATCCATGTCTACCATTACAGCATTCATTTTATCAGGATGAAAATCAGCAGTTTTAATTTCAGCTACATGGTCCCAGTACATACGCCAGATAACATCTTGACCTACTGAATTAGGACGTTGCAAGTCACGCTTAATACACTCTTCTGGTTGAACATCTGTCAAATCCTCAATCTCAATTTTTACATTAGATAGATTATTTTCCAATAGAAGATTTTTTAATCTATCTAAATGTTTAGCTACCAAATGTGTATTGTCAAAAGCTACAGATTTCCCTCGTTTTAAACTATCTAAGATTAAAAAATCTTGCGTATCTAAAACTTGTTTTTCATTTCCTTTTGAATACTTTCCACCGTGTAAAAGTTCTCTTATGCAATCTTTATTAACTCTAATTCTATTAGTAGGGTCTTTAGCTACCCAAGCTTTAGCTAGAGTACTTTTACCACTACCAGGTAAGCCTTTATAATACCGTATCACTTGGCTCATTATATTCTCCATATTTTTCTAATATTTCTTTTGCCCAAGCAACTTTATCAACAACTCGTTGTCCAGAAGGTTGGCTAGTAGACCACAACTCTAAATTCTGTAGTCTATTATCATCTTTTACACCATTTTTGTGATGTATATTTTCACCTTTTTCTAAAGGTCTACCTAAATAATTCGACATTATTAAAGTATGTTCACGAACGTATCCATTAGATTTAGCATTAGGATGGTCAGGCATATAAATAAAAACATATCCTTCGTCGACTCTTCTACCACCTTTCCAAGCAGGATTATTAGAGCCTTTTTGCCCCACCTTTAAATAATTAGTTAATTTACAACCACAAGAATGTGTTTGATTATGGCGAACATTGTATAAATATGCTTCGTGTTCTTTTCCACAATCACATTTCCATAAGAACCGTCTTTTATTATTTTTACGATTTAGTTCTTTTATAACAACTAAATTATTATACCTGTCTCCAGGTTTTATTTTTATTTCCTTTCTACCCATTATTAAATTTTATGAGGGACTTCCTTATTATAACACAGGAAGCCCTTTATAAAACTTAATCATTAGGTTATCTATATTAACATCCTATCGTTAATAAAAACCCAGCTAACACGCATAGTAAAGAAAGTCCTAAGACTAACCATCTAGGTGCATCTATAGTTTCTAGAAGCCAGTTTACAAAATCATTTATGTTTTTAATCATCGTCTTATAAGTTCTTTAATAATTAATATAGGCCATATAACTATGATATACAAAGGGGTCAACATCTGGCCAAATTCTACCATAAGTTAGTTGGTCCATAATATAAATAATTACACCTATTAATAAATATATTGCTGCTAATAATAATAAAATTATCATTTTAAGACCTCTTGTACTGATTTGTAAATAAATACTACAAGAACAGCCGGCCATACTACTGTGTAACCTATCCACTGTCCTACTGTAATTTCCTCAGTAACCCATAAAAAGAATCCTACAACACATATAAAGAAACTAATTAGGAAATACTTATACAATATTGAAATTATAATCGCCATAATAATTTAAATGCTTTAATTGCTATCTTAATCAACATAATAGGCCAGTAAAATACATATACTTTACCACTGCCTTTTCTCCATCGAGTGTACCCATCTTTATAATGTTTACATTCAATCTCTAACCATAAAAAATAGCCTACACAAGGATAGGCTATTGTACTAAATACTGCTATATATAGCCACATTTGTTTAACTTGCTAATAAAGATGCAAAGATAAGTATTACTAAAAATAATACTGCAGCTCCTACACCTACTATAAATACTTCTAACATTTATTTACCCAGTCTTCTAATTTTTTAAGAGGCATCTCTTTTAATACTTCATCTACAGTTAAATTATTGCGAAGTATTTTAAATATTACTCCTTGATAAAATATATGTTTAGTTCTTAATCCTATTTCTTTATAGTTAGGAACTAATTCTGTACATAAATCTACACTTAACTGTATAGACTGTTTAAGTTTTCTATAGTTAACATATTGCATATCATACATCATTTGAAACTCAGGAAAGTAAGTAAGGATTTCACTACCTTCATTACAACGAACGACTTCAAGCATATTTCTAGGCGACATACTATCTCTTGTATGAGATAAAGCTACATAAGCTGGTGACTTAACTTTAATTCTATTAAAGTTTTTATCTACAATAATATATCCTTCTTGACTAGTCGGATTAATATCTTTTGCACTAGACACTATTTCTTCTATACTACTTAAATTAAAAGTAGGGCACAATTGGTAATTAAACAACTCTTTATAACTTGATAGTTCAGAAGAGTATCTTCCTGTGTTTTTATTTCTTACACCATGAAGAACAAGCTTAGGTTCCGTGTGCTGAACTACAATTTTGTTTAATGGAGTCATTAACTCAAACATAAAACACAGATGATTATAAGTTCTCCAGGGTAATATATAACCTAGTTGTCTAAAAGTCTTCCAAAACAATCCTTTAAAAGTTATTTCTTTGCCATCATAATTGTACACAGAGCCTCCTGCATCAGCAGTACCGCTAGATTGAACATGCCAATCATCTTTGTACCAGTAAAGCGTCATTAAGCTGCCGTCTAACTTATCATAGACAACTGCACTATCCCAGTCAATAGTATCTGCGTGGCCCTCTCCGTAATTAAAAAACTTATCGTAAGGTCTACTAACAACATTCCAGTTATCATATCTATTAAGAATTAAACCTCTACACTCTTGTACAATCTTTTCTCCCATTGGAGAATCGATTTGACTGTACTTTAAACATACTAATTCAGGATACTTAGAATGAAAATTATGTTTAATAGCGTAATCGTTTTGTAAATCTTCTAGGCTTTTACCACCTCTTAAATATTCTTGAACTTTCATAGACAAATAAAAAGGGCCTAAGCCCCTACTCCTTAATTAATTTTAAACTTAGACTTAAAGTCTTCTAAATCTCTTGAGAATCTAACTAATAGATTATCCAGAGGATAATAAACAACTTGAAATTTAATATTGTCTATACCTGCTACAAGAGTTATGTCAGATACTTGGTATATATTACCTTTGTATTCATATTTTTCACTTAACTCTATTCCACAATTGTAAATATGATCTACAATTTCATCGTAACTTAATTTCTTTTTCATAGGACGTTTTCTAAACCATCCTATTATTATATCAAGTATCATTTATCTTTAGCATTTTTAAATAAAGTATAAGCGTGATTCAAAATAGCAAATGCCCCGTTATGACCCCCAGCATCAGGATGCCAACCAAGAACATTAGTATTTGAGTTTCCCTGAGATAATTTAATATAGGTCTGGCGCACATCTCTATAAGTAGATTCTCTATTAAAGCTGAGAATCCGCATTGCTTGTCTTGCTTCTTCATATATATCTTCACTGAAATATTCTTCAGCACTTAAGTTAACCCAATTCCGTATAGGTCCTAACACTTTTCTTATATGAGGAAAGGCAGAGCGTTTATATACCGGGTTACCTTTCCCTGTCTTTAGATAATCAATAGTTGCTTTATGTCTTTTATCTAAATACTTTTCCATTTTTACTTAAGTAATTTATTAACAATCTTTTCAATATCTTCTTGATTATTCAGTATAATTTTTGAAGATTCTCTTTCAAGAGCTTTGAAATTATCAATAGAAATATCATCTATATCGTCATTAGCTTCTAATAAATCACAGTTTAAACTAAAGTAGTTTATATATTTATTAGTATATAGCATATTTGTTAACTGACTTTGGCTAGTAGTTAATACATTAAAAGTAGGAACTAACCATTTAATAGGATTGCTTCCTTTATTTAATTTATAACTTCTAGTATTAAGCCCAGTTCCTATATTAACTATAAGTAAATCTTCTATATTTATACCTTGATCTAAAGCAAGTTTAATACCTACAGACGTAGGATCATTAGATAAAAAAGCTCCATCAACAAGTAGCATATCATCTAACTTGTAAGGATTCCAATAGATAGGCGCTGCAGAGCTAGCACATACTGCTTTGTCAATAGAGTACTTACCTGTAAACAAAGACTTACTATCTTCTTCTAACAAAGAATTAAATATAACAGGTCTTCTACTAAGAAGATCGTAAGATAGTATTGCATAATCATAATTTTTTATAGATTTAAAACTTAGAACTTCTTCTATAGCTTCGCATCTAGATTTACTATTATACTTACTTCTTAACATAGTATTAAAGCTAAAAGAGTTACGTTTAAATAGTCTTTTAGCTAAGCTATCTCTAAGTAAAGAAGCAGAGTAGCTAGCATATAAAGAGTCTAAACATCCTGTTAAGAACGCTCCACTACTAGTTCCAACTACTAAGTCAAACATATCTCCTACTTTTTTACCCGTTTTATCTTCAAGATGAGCAAGTAATAAGCAGGTTAAGTAACCTCTTACACCACCACCATCTAAGCTCAATATTTTATACATCTTAATACCTATATACAAGTAATTTTATTATTACTTAAATAGATATCTAATTTTTAATCAAGTATAGACCTATAGTATTTTTCTCTAGGTCTATATATCTATCTCTTAATAAACCATAGTAATCATATTTCTGTAAATCATTTAATTTATTGATGTAAGAAATAGGACACTCTATATAATTAAGAAATATTAATCCTTCTAAAAACCTACTTGTATTTTTATATACTACATAAGTAGCTTCATTTATTTGAACAGCCTTTTTCCAATCAGGATGTTCTAAAGTTATTAAGTAAGCACTGTCTTCTATAAAGCATATATACCTTCCTTCTTCTATAACAAAATCTTTTTTTGTAGTAGGACTATGAAAGGTTAGAGTCTGAGGACAAGCACCAGGCTCTACATATACTCCGTAAAAACGCTTAATTAATTTTAAGTGTTTTTTACCAGTGGTCATAATCAGATAAATCTAACTCCTTGCCTAAAGTTTTACAACTAACTTTAATAACTGTACCTAAAGAAGTAGGAGTAAAAATAAAGCTAACTAAACCACCACTAGCACCTGTGTAAGCTATTTCCCAATTACAAGTTAATCTCTTGTATCTTTCTTCATGCTCAGTACCAATGTAGTTAGTTTTTTGTCTCTCTAATAATTCATTAAGACATTCTTTTTTAAAAGCTTTATATTTATCTTTTTGTTCTTTATCTAATTCAAATTTCATATAGGATTCCCATTAATATCTATAACTTGATACCCTGCTTTTAAAGCTGATTGAAACGTAGAAAATGCTGGGTTTTCTCCTGGACCTGTATTAGGTCTAGCTTTAAGTTTAGACTGAGTCCATAGTACCCAACCATCTCCTTCATCAACAAATACAGTAAGACCTTTTTTACCTTCAGCCCATTTTACTCTGTTCATCTTTTTTCTTTCCTAATTCAAATAATAATCCTATACTACCATCTTCTAATAAATCTGACAGTTCTGTATGATACTTAAAATCAAACTCTTCAATTGGGTTAGCATTTCTAATACGAGCTAAGCACCATATATCATATATAGTTGTTATCTTACCAGTAGTTATAACTTCTCCATGACCGTATAAATCTTTAAACCATATAAAGTAGTAATGATTTGCCACATCATTACATAAACTATATCCTAATGCTTTTCTAATAGTATCAGTAGGTTTTGTAAAGTTTGGATATAATAACATAGAGTTAACCTCACCATTAGAAGATAGATTAGCTATCTGCATTTTCAAATGATAAGTCATTTTTTATACTTGATATTATACTCTAGAGTTAACCAAAGTTTACTAGCTGTCCCTTCTACCCAATATTGAGTCCATTCAATTAATGATTTAAATTCTCGCCTTAAAGACTTAGGTAATGTATCTTTACTAAAATTCTTAGTTACAAAATATACATTACCTGTTTTTCCCCAAGCTTGATTCATCTTACTATAAAAACGAGTTGCTCCATTTTCTAAGTATAGACAAAGACAGTTAGTAAATACTCTAACTGCTTTAACTTTCTTTCCTATTTCTTGCTCAACTTTTATAGCGAGCTTATCAATTTTATCTAAAATTTTCATAATTTATTTCCAATAAAAAAGAGCCCGCATGAGCTCCTAAACATTATTTGTATTTGTATTTAAACAGGTTTATCTTCTATCAATTCTTGTTTAAGCATTCTAAGATAGGTTTGTTCTTTATAAGCCGTATGTACTAGACTATCTTTTAAAGCTTCAATTGCTTCTTGTCTACTTAACTCTTCAGTTAAAGACAGTCTTTGTCTTAGACTAAATTGTTTGTTGTAATCTAACTTAGATATAATCTCACTACGAGCATCATCACCACTAGGGGTATTATTGTTATCTAAAGTTGCCATAATTTATTTACTAATTATTTATTTTAAATGTATTTAAGAGTGTATTTTTTTGCATACAAACTCTTAGGATTGCCGTCAAGATGATTTTTTACAGTCATATCTGATGTTTTAAAGTGCCTGGCGCATTCTCTTTTAGTATTAAATGTATTAACTATTTTATTATCTAGTAGTACACTAAAAGGCTTAGAGTAAGTTTCTCGTATTGAGTTTATATTAGCTTGCCTAGCAGGAGCCAAATGTTTTCTATAATGGTCTTGCTTATTTTTTAACCCTTCTTTAGTTAAAAGATATCTCTTCATACGTTCTTTAGCTTCTTGACTACGCTTAGAATGTTGAGAAGGGTCTCTGTAATAATTTTCTCCACCAGTTGTTGAATTATATCCTTCATTCATACTGTTATAAAAACTTATATAGTATGATTCAAATTTATTTAGAGTGTCTATATCAAAACAACATAATAGTACTTCCCATTTAAATTGGGCTTCACTATATTTTTCTATAGCATTATAGAACTTATTATTGTTGTGTTTCTTTAGTCTTCCTAAATGTTTAATAATCCTTTGATTTAAAAGCCATTTAGAGCTTACAGATTTATTTCTGTAAGTTTGACCTATGTAATATTTGTTAGTTTTTAAGCATGTAGCTTTATAAATAATTCCTCTCATACTTTATTATATCACATAGATCTACCAATGCCTATTTCAAAAATAACTGGGCTTCTTCAGCTCTTCTTCTTACCAAACCATTTAAAACTGAGCCGTTTCCACCACGGTTATACCATTGCATAGCTTCAGCAGCACCTTTATAATCATTACTATTTAATCTACGTATAGCAGTACTATTAACTAACACTCCTACACCACAGTTGTATACCCATGAAACTAAAGCATCAAACTGGTTCTGGTTAATATCTACTACTACATATTTATTAACAGCTTCTTCAAAATACTTTAGATCTTTTTCAAACTGAGAGTCCCAAACCTCTTTTGGTAAAGTTACACCCAAACTTAGCTTTTTACCATTAAGTCTAGTCGAACCCCAACCACCTGTAATAGGTAGCCCTGATCTACTACCAGGATCTTTATAAGTAGTAGCTCTATAACTTTCATAAGCATGTATTAATTGAATACCTGTCTTTGAAGTTTTGAAAATATCAGTATGCTTATCTTCAGCTAAAGTAAATAGTCTTTCATAAGGTAGAGCTTCCTTTGGTCTAGCAGGTAAAGAGTTTAAAACTCTTACAGATGCATCCAACATCATATCTACCTTATGAAGAGTATTTATAGCATTAACACGTTTAAGAAGAAGTTTTAAACATAACTTACGTTGTTCTACAATAGGCTTTTTACCCAGTATACCGTTGTATTCATCATGTCCTACAGGTTTAGAAGGTAGCCCTGAGATAATTCTGAGAGCACCGTCTAATATAATATCTACTTGTTCATTTAAAACTTCAGCACGACTATATAAATAACCTATTGCTGAAGCTCTGTATTCTTTTATTCTTTCCATCACAAAAATATAATTAAGGGTATATTACCTATATTATATCTTATACAATGACTAACTCTTTATTCAAGTTAAATTTCTGAATTACACCCTTTGGAGTAATATTATCTTCTCCATTTAATAATTCAGGAGGAGCAACAAAAGTAATGTTATCAGCCCAGCTCTTAAGAAAATAACTTTTTATAGCGTTATTTCCATTTGGATTAATAAGTTTCATATAATGTTTACTATTAACAAATGAATGGTTCATTTTCAATAGATATCTTTCATTAACTTTTAACTCATTAACAATGTCATGCTCTTCTACAATAGGTCCGTAGCTTTGGCCAACTTCTGTTTCACGATAGTCAAACTTATAACTAATTTCTAGAATTAATCTTTGTTCTCTAATAGAAATATCATCAGAAGACCTGTCTATTTCAAATGTAGTATTTTCTTCAGCTCCTTCTTGTAAAAATTGGATTCTATTTACTGCCATACGAACAGAACCAAACTTCAAAGGGATTTCTTCTAAAGGTTTATTTAATCTTTCAGCAGCTTTGCGTCTTTCATTATGGCATGCTACATGTGACAAAATAATACCTTGAGCAATAAAATTCATAACTTCCTCTTTTTATACAAATTAAGTAGAGTAACTGTAGTGCCACTCATACATAAAAAGAGTCTTTAAAAACTCTTTTTACTAGTATTATTTATGAGTTATTTCATAACGTTTAACCGTTCCGTTTTCTAAAGCAGCAATATAAGCAGCTCTTAAACGTTTCATTGACTCAACTTTATTTTTGTGAGCTTTTGTTTCTGGTTTCATAATTAATTTCCTTAAGAAGATTACATTATATCACAGACTAACTGTAGCTTTAGAAGCTCTACCAGTTGAACCGTAGTTAATTTTTATACTGCCTGTAAGGTTTAAAGAGTTAATAGTATCTACTATCTCTTGTGTATCATAGTATCTCACTCTGTTTAGAGGAGACTTTTCTATAACTTTTGAACTATCTAAATTCTTTTCTACTAAAGGCCAAGCTCCTCGTTTAAAAGTATAGTTATGGCTATCTTTAAACTCTTGGTAAGTAGTATAGCCTGCAGGAATAACACTAAAGATTTTATTTAATGTAGGTTGTAACTTAGCTAGTGTTGTAATAGAACCTCTAAGGTCTCCTACCCACTTACTAAACTTAGCATCCCAACTTCCTATAGGAGCTAAACCAGCTCTTAATTCATTAACAATCTCTTGTCTCATTGCAGCCTGAGCTATCTTCATTTCATTTATTGAAGAAGCGATATAAGCTTCTTCACTATCATAGCCAGCAACAGTATGCATGTACTTACGAATACCTAACTTGAGAAAAGCAGTAGCCATCTCAGGATTATCTTTAGGAAGATTCTCAGCTATATAATCTTCAGTTAAAAGTTGCGCAGTCTTTAACCCAGACACTGTAAGGATTTGAGCTGTTTTTACTATTGATTGTTGCGCAGTCTTTTTAACTGTTTTATTGACCCTAGAGCGCACTGTTGATTCAGCAACGTTACTAATTCTAGAGTACCCACGCTGACTAGTAAAACTTTCACCGGTCTTTGTATCAATAATAATTTCAAGACCATCATCAGTCTTAAACGTTTCTAAGTTTGTTTGTTTTGTTGTTGTAATTTCCATATATTATCTCCATAAAAAAGAGAGGAGAATTACCTCCCCTCTTTTATTTAATTATCTAATTCGTAATTAGAATTTTAGACCAACAAAACCTGTAACAACAGGGTTCCATTGCTCAGTACCACCAGTAGGAAGTTTAACATCAATACCTGTTACAGTTGTATCAGATAGATTAACTTCAAGACCACTGTTCAAAATACCAACTACATCATCGCTTGAATCAGCACCAGTTAATTGACCACCATCAGACCAGTTAGCAGCAACACCACCACCAGCGTAAACTGTTAGAGTGTCAGACAAGTCTGCATCTAGAGTAAGAGTACCACCAGCAGTACTGTCAGTCATAACAAAAGGACGAACGGAGATAGCAAAAGTATCAGTTAGTTCAATAACTTGAAGTTTTGCTAGAAGTTGTAAAGAAACTTCATCATCAGTTTCAGTGTTAGAAACACCATAACCTAGGCCAATAGCAACAAAGTTATTGTTTTCTACTACAGCTTTAGCTTCAACAGCATCTAGACGAGCCAAGACACTAAGAAGTTCTACTTGTTGAGCAGCAATTTCATTATACATTACCATGTTTTGGTAATACATTGCTTCAGTAATACTATCTTCTAGAACAAGAAGTCCTTCAGTCAAAGCTACTGCTAGTTCAGCACGAGTGATGTTTTCAGCACCACGAAAAGTACCATCAGGGTATCCAACAAATACACCTAGTTCAGTCAACAAATCGATATAGTCAGCTGCAAATGCAGGTACTGTGTCATTGTAGTAATATGACTGAACTTCACCAGCATTAGCTGAAGGAGCAACAGTAGCGGAGAAACCAAAACCTAAAGCCAAAGCAGCAGTCAAAGCAAGTACGTTATTACGCATTAAAAATATTCCTTATTTTTTAAAATTAATAATCAATTTAAATAACTATCTAGTTTGGATAGCTCTCGACTAATCGTCCATAGACGTAGTCAAACAACTCTTTTCCTTCTAACCCAATAGCATTAGCTTCACCCATAAACATTTCTAGAAAGACGTTGTCTTCTACAAGCTTGTTAGGTTCAATAGGAGATGGCCATTCTTTAATATAATCCCCAGTTTTATAACCTTTGTCTTGTCTAAATATATTTAGTACGTTCTTAGAAATGTATTGTTTTACTAAGCTTTCAAAACTTAAATCTAATTCTTTACATAAAGCAAAGAAGTCTTCATAATAGCATCCATGATGCCCATCAGTCATTAAATCAAATACCAAAATTTCAATACCAGCTAGAGTATTAAAATTTGACTCTGACTTCCAATCTCTATGTAAATTTTCACTATATTCGTAAGCTTCAATTAGAACTTCAGTATCCACATTATCTACTAATGATTGAGATAGTAAGAAATGAAATATATCTACTAATTCAATTTGTGCTTGAGGAATATTAGGGATTTGCTGTTTCCACCATTTCCAACCAATATGGTCCATCAATTCGGCACATTCAATCCAAGCAGCTCTAATCCAATCTTGTTTAGCTGCCTTCCAATCAGGATTGACATAACTGTTAAGCTTATTTTGTAGCTCAATCATTAATTGAAAGTCTTTTTCTATTGTCATAAGTTATGCTCTTGTTTCTATTTAAATCTTAATCAATTAACTCTTTAGATTCAACCCATTTAGAACTAAGAGGACCTTCTAAATGTTCCCCTCCTTTTTCTTCTGGATAAATATATCCATCACAGTGTTGAAAATCTAGGTCTACTTCTTTACTAGTAGCAGGACCACCCAATAATAGTAAAACTATTCCCCAAAAGTAAAACATTCTCATTTATAAACCTTTCCTTTTTAAAAATTATATCTCAAACCATTCATCTCTTAGTTTAGTTTGATGAGCTCTAAATACTTCTATATATTTATCAGATTCTATATCTGTATTCTCTATATTTGTATAAGCTTGTATCTTGGCTGAATTAGAAAGACTTACTCGACTACAAAACAAAAAGGTATTGAGATCAAAATTCTCAAAGTAAGTCTTACCACTTTTAAAGTCAAAGCAGTCTGAAGCCTCATGCCATCTACTAAATACCTTAAAGCTTTTTCTGTACTGCCATTCCCATATAATATTTCCCTGTTCCTGACGAGCCATTAATCTAAAAATCATAACAGTTTAAGATGACTAGTATAATTATGATGGTCTAACTTATGAACTGGGCCCCAACCAACTACAGTGTAATTGTCTCCTTCTAGCTCAGTAAAACCTTTATCTTCTACAAGAGATGTCATATAACCTAGGCGCTTACCTAACTCATAAAACTCTAGTAAATCATCTTCATTATCTACTGCTAGTGTAATTTTTACACTATGACCTTCGTTCCAATCTTTAAAG